CTAGCTTCAGACTCTGGGTCAAAACCTATTGCCGGTCTTGTGACACCCTCCTGTCCAGCAATTGTCGCCCTGACATTTTGCGACTGATTTACGTCCATCTGGACGTTTATATTGGTGCTTTCCATGCCAAGAAGTTTGGTTCTTCTATCCATTATAGAAAGTACTTGCTGAATAGCCTTCATATCTGGCTCTATCTGTTGCTCTGAGCCATCGTCCATTACTTGCCTTCTGTGCTGAGTCATTGGCCAGATTGCCTGTTGGAGGTTGTCTAGTCGTTCAAGCTCCATTCGCAGTACTTCCGGGTATGCAAGAACTGCTTCTTTGTTCATCTTCTCTAACTGTCGCTGGATTGCCTTTGCAACGACGCTGTTTGATATTCCAAATCTTCTGGCTATTTCATTTATTGAGGTTCCAGCCTGACGCATTTTAAATATGCGCATATCTCGTTCGCTTAAAAATTCCCGAGTTGTTATTGGCTTAGACTTATCTTCGCTCATGGCCCAACTTTCATCCAATCTATAACTTCAAATGGGAATCTCTTCCCACGTTTCATCTTCAGTGGCCACGGACGTTCTTCTCGTGCTCCTCTAAAGTGTTTAACGTCATAAACATAATCGCCTAGAGCTGTTGGGTCTGGTTGTAAAGAGATACCGAACTCTGGCCATCTTGACCAAACAGCAGAACCAAATGGACGCAGGTCCCTGGTGGACATTGTTGACCCAAGTGGAGCGTGATGTTCAATCCATAATGAGCAATTATATACAGTCCTAATTGCATCCAAATATTTTGCTATTTCTAGCGCTACTGATTCAGAAGTTCTTCCACCTGGGTCAAGAAATGCTTTGTACAGAGGACCAATTACCAGTATCTGCGGTTGCACTTCTTCGATTGCTTCTTCGAGTATTGACCTATCTTGAGCTTTCAGTAAGTCCATTCCTGATGGCTTCGTCAAAATATAGGCTTCTAGTTTTTCTACTTTTGAAAGACTCATTGCTTCTGAGGCAATCTGTCTAGACGTTCGTCTAATGATTCTTTCTGGGTTTTCAAGGTCCACCGTCAGGGTCCTCACCTGAGGCATTCTCTGAAACGAAAACGGGTGAATACCAGCAGAACAACAAATAGCTATCTGCCGCGCGAGCATGGTTTTTCCCACACCCTCAGCAGCAACAACGATTACCCGCTCCATGCGCTCAACCAGTCCTGGTATTACCCATTCATGAGTTTCATTTGTTGATTCTGCAAGAAAATCATTCCACTGAACAAGTCTTCCGGTGTCAAGTACGTGTCCAATTGTTGATGATGCAACAATCAGGTTGCTCTTTGCTATCTTCTGCTTTGCAGTTAGGTCATCTCGATTGAGTAACTCGTTGAGTTTCAACAACGTTAATTCCTCGGCTGAAAGCTCCTCTGTATCGCGCTCTTCAGGTTGTTCAATCTCAATCTCTTGTAGAACATCTGCGCCCACTTCGAACGGCACAAGGTCTTCAATCTTTGCCCCAGAATCAATGTGGTCGGTGATGTCCTTTGTCGATGGGCATATCCATAGTTGTGAATCGCAGCCAACTGATTGCAGCTCATTGAATACGTCTATCGCATGTTTTTTGCCGATATCATCGTTGTCTGCAACTATCTCGATAACCCCACCAGCAAGAGCCTCGGTGTGAATGTCAAGCCACTTACCAGCGCCTCCTGGCATTGTTGTCGCAACTATGCCCATTTCCATGAGTGTGTCTGCGTCTTTTTCTCCCTCAACTAACCAAATTGGGATTCCTTTTGACTTTGCATCAAGAACTGCTGGGAGATTGTAGAGAACCTTTGGAGTGTCGCCGAGGGAATAAATCCATCCGCCTTGACCGTCTGGCTTTCTCTGTCTAAATGTTTTCTTTCCATCCTCATCGACAAGGCGTGTCTTTTGGAAAAGAAGAACACCATGTTCGTCCGTGTAGTCGTAGGCCTTGACAAATTTTGGTTTACTTGTTACTACTGGCGCTGATGGTTGTTGCTTTATCGGTTGTGTTTTCGTAGGAGAGGAACTGTTTTTAGAAGGAGTAAATTTACCGTCCGGTGGCATGAGGTCAGAAACCTTAAGCCCAACAGAACTGCAGATTTTTTCTACATCACACGACATTGCTCTGTGGCAAGTAACAAGGGTTCGACCATCATCTCCCTGTCCAATTGCCAAAGACGGGTTGTTGTCGTCCTCTCTGCATGGGCATCTCGCTTGCCACCCATTACCAGTTTGACGAACGCCAGAAAGACGACTAAGGAAATTTTGTGTTTGTTCTGAAGCGGATTGCGCCATCTTGCGAGCCTAGCTACCGAACTTGAATCCGAGCAAAATATTTATTGGCTCTCTAGGAATTATCTGTACACCGAGCCTGCGCCTGAGTGTTTTTCGTTCTCTTTCGGTTTTTCCACCCCATATTCCAAACGGCTCGTGCCTAAGGGAATACTGGAGACACTCTTCGATTACTGGACACTCTTCGCAAATTGATTTTGCAAGGATTGTATTTTCCCGACCCTTTACGTAATTGCGAGAATATGAGTCGCCGGACTTTTCTGAAAATGGGAAGAATATGTTTGGGTCATGTCCTAAACATCTTCCGTTTTTTGGCGGTGTATCTAAGGTGTTAATGTTTTCCATGCATTCCCCCAAAAAATCTTTAGTGATGAGGTGTGCATCTTACTGGTGGCGAGTTAACTTTTCAACATCTAGGGCAGAAAGATAAATAACTGCATTTTTGATTACGAGTCTTCCGTTTATATCTTCAGACATAACATCAACAGCGTCTAGGGGGACGCCGAATCGAGAGGAAAGCGCAGCTCTCTTCTTATCAATATGCATTTCTTGCGAACTAAGGTCCGGCTCGTCGGAAAGTATGAATGGACCACGAGCAAGTGACTTTATTTCAACGTCGCGCTGTCTAGCTCTAAAACACCACGCACAAGCAATGTCTTTTGTCGGTGCAGCACGCTTCCTCACTTCAACGTGGCCGCAGGATAGCTCGTGACGGTACGTCACGTTACCCCAGCTGCCACTCTTGGTGACGGAGACTATGTTTCTCCTTGGTGCTTTTCTGTGGTCAGTTGTCATGACCCAGCAGACGCACGTTTACTTGAAGAGCTTTTTGAAGAATCTTCTGATTGAGCGCTTTTGCTTTTTGACATTCTTGTCGATTGTTACGCTCACTGTCTCAGCAGCATTGGAAACATTGTCAAGCATAGCGTTGACAAATTCTTCAGCCTTCACGAAGGACGCTGTTGAGTCACCAAGTTTTGGTTCTACAGCTTTTGCTGCAGGAGCCTTCTTTGGTGCTGTCTTTTTTGCTGGAGCCTTTTTTGCAGGACTCTTTTTATTTGTTGTTTTCTTTGATTTGCTGTTATCTGCCATAAGGGAAACTCTAGCCGATGGGAATGACCCCTAGTGGAAGGGTCTTCCCCTAGGTTTCGCTATTTTCCCTTAATATTTGGCGGTGGATGATTATATTGACGATTTTGGCAAATGCGCCCTGGCCTTAACGTCAGCCCAGTTAGCAAAAAGCACGGCGGTTAAAGAACACGGAGTTGGGGAGGATATCGCGACCCATTTTATAGGCTGGGTTGGCCCAAGCTTGATGATAATCGCCCAAATGAAGTCCGAGATATCAAAGGACCCTCATCCGCGTAGATTCAATAAATGCAAAAAACTATGCTCAATGATGCGCAAGTATTGGGGCGTTACTGGAATCACCATGGTCGCAGAAGGGTACTGTTCATTTAGCTCAGAAAAGACAAAAAACATAGAGCTTGCCGACGCATTCCTAGACCCAACGATGCCGGTAAAAGAATGCATTACAATAACCCACGTGAGCATGACAGATGACGGAGACATACTTCCCGTAGCGATGCTGGCTGCACCGTATACGGTGGGTATAGGGAAAACAGTGGACTGGGATGAGATACTGATATATCCAGAAAATGGCGAGAGTTATACCAGGCACTCCGCATACCCAGTAATGCTGAGAAAAACAATGGATGAAAGATTTGACGCATCGATACCCATGTCTGAGTATAATGAAATAAGAGCAGAAATATCCAAACAGGGATTTCTGCTCCAAGAATTTTAAAGCAACTGTATAATTAGTAGATGAATCAACCTTTTTATTCAAGCGCTGCTTTTGGTGGGCCCGATGAAATGGAAGAGGTGAATGGGGTCACCTATCTCAGGGCTACACGTAGCCCATGTCCCGTTTGCGGGCACCCAACCGGAGACTGCACCGGGGAAGAGAACGAAATAAAACATCTTTGGGGATACAATACAAACTCAACACTTGATATTGGGCAGACATTTACTGTTACAGAAGACTATTGGCTCCCATACGAGATAGCTCCGGGCATAAATACGCGAATACTTAAATACAAAAAAGGGAAAATCATACCTTTGATTACTGCTAAAGAAATTGGACTAATAAAATAAAAATTAGTTAGATGCTGGACCATTTCAGTATTCGAGTGTGCGCTACACTCTTCTCTCTTAACACTCACTACTTACGGGAATGGAACAATGTCAACTCTTAGCCAGTCTTTTGTCGACTCTTACAAGAACAAGCAAGCACCATGGGGTTTCAATGGGATGGGGGAAATAGTTTTCCTCAGAACATACAGTCGAAAAAAGGAAAATGGGAATAATGAAACCTGGACAGAGACGCTTCAACGGGTAATCAATGGAGCAATGGAAGTTGGGGTTGAGTACACAAAAGAAGAAGCTGAAGCCCTTTTTGACCACTGCTTTAATCTCCGTTGCTCATTTTCTGGCCGCTCCCTCTGGCAGCTTGGCACCCCGCTTGTCCAGAAGCTGAATGCGACGTCCCTAAACAACTGCTACTTCACGAACATTGAAAAGATTGAAGACTTTGAGCTTCTGTTCGAGTACCTCATGCTTGGTGGCGGTGTTGGCTTCTCGGTGGAGCGTTCAAAAATACACGACTTGCCTAAAGTTAAGTCTGGTGTATCAATCACACATGAGCGCTCAAATGATGCAGACATAATCGTTCCAGACTCGCGTCAGGGGTGGAAGCGTTTGCTGCATTCTGTTTTGAAGTCATACTTTGACACTGGAAAATCATTCTCGTACTCAACAGTTTTGATTCGTGAATATGGTGCACCATTGAAGACGTTTGGTGGTACTGCATCTGGTCCAGGAGCACTCATTGATGGCATCGCCGACATCAGTAAGGTGATGCAGAATCGTGAGGGCAAGAAGCTCCGTTCCATTGATGTCCTAGACATCTGCAACATCATTGGCCGCATTGTGGTTTCAGGCTCATCGCGTCGTTCGGCACAGATTGCGATGGGTGACCCGGACGACGTTCTTTTCCTCCGTGCAAAAAATTGGGCATCTGGGAATATTCCTGCGTGGAGAGCTAACTCCAACAACTCCATATACGCCGACCACTACGACGAAATCATGACTGAACTCTGGAAGGGCTATGACGGAACAGGAGAGCCTTACGGCTTGCTGAATCGTCGTCTTGCGCGAAAGTACGGTCGACTTGGTGAGGCGAAGCCTGACAACTCGATTGAGGGCTTTAACCCATGCGCAGAAATTGCATTGGCTGACGGCGAATCATGCAACCTCGCAACAATCTTTTTGCCAAACGTAGAGTCGCTTGAGCAGTTCAAGGAAATCTCTCGGTTGCTTTACAAGACGCAAAAGCAAATTACTCGTATGGCTTATCCTTACGAAAAGACAACAAACATCGTTAGCAAGAATGCGCGACTTGGACAGTCTGTAACCGGAATTCTTCAGTGTTCGGATGAACAAGTTTCGTGGCTGTCACCAGCCTACGAGTATCTGCAGGAATTTGATAAGGGATACTCCGCAGAGCGCGGATGGCCAGCGTCGGTTCGTCTAACAACGGTCCAACCATCGGGAACTCTTTCACTGCTCCCTGGAGTAACCCCTGGAATCCACCCTGCATTCGCTCCCTACTACGTCAGACGTGTCCGATTCGGTTCGTCAGACCCACTTGTAGAGGCCTGTCGCAAGCGTGGGTACAAGATTCAGTGGGACATTGGTATTGACGGCAGAGAGGACCATACGCGCTATGTGGTGGACTTTCCGTGCATGTCGCCAGAGGGCTCAACACTTGCCTCAGCAATGACTGCTGTGCAACAGCTTGAGTGGGTGAAGAAGATGCAAACCGAATGGGCAGACAATGCTGTATCGGTTACTGTCTATTACCGCAAGGAAGAACTTTCAGAGATTCAGGAATGGCTCTCGAAAAATTACGACAAGAGCGTAAAATCTGTTTCATTCTTGCTACACGTTGACCACAACTTTGCTTTGCCTCCTTACGAGGAAATAACCAAATCGGAATACGATAAAATGCTTGCAAAAGTAGATTTTTCAACACCAATCCATGAAGTTGCATTCATGGGAGATTTGGACCTTGACAATTGCGCAACAGGTGCCTGTCCGATAAAGTAGGTTCGTGACAAAGCACGCCTCATATGAAGAACGGTTTTTTGAAAAAGTAAACAA